AATTCGCCCGCCATCTTGAGGGCATCGTCCGGGTTCATGTAGGAGAGGTGGATGATGGCGTGCCACGCGTAGGCGGTGCGCAGGTCCTCAGGTAAGTCCATCGCCTCGGGGGACTTGAAGAGGTCCGTGTGAGCTTCCCAGTGGACGCGGTGGTCCTCCCAGGGCTGGGGCTTCTGGAGGGGCTGCTGGCGCGTCATCTGGATGTTTTCCAGCTGGGCCTGTTCCTGGTCGCGCTGCTCACGGTCAATTTCAAAGTCCGGGTAGCCCATGCGAATCATGTCGAGGAGACGGCGGCGGACATTCGGGTCGCTGCGGTCGCCGAAGAGGCCATCGGCAGCCATGCCCCGAATCATATCGACGCGGGCGCTGCGGAGCATCGGCATCATCTGGTCGGGTTCGATTTTAATGTCGGCCTGGTCGTCAATGTTTGATTGGCTAAACTCATAGACTTCGGGCAGGTTGTTCCGACCCGCGATGGAAATGAGGCGGGGCACCGTGTAGTAGAGTTTCATCAGGTGCCGGATTTTCAGGTAGGCTTCTTCGAGGCCCAGGGCATTGCGCTGGATGGCAGGCCCGTGGACTTGGTCGGCGGCTTCCTGGAGGAGGTTGGTCTGGAAGCCTGACGAGGCGCCCCCGGCCCCACCCAGCGAGGACGGGTAGATCATGGTGATGTCGTCCATCTCCTTGCGGATGGTATTGAGGACGTTCCACGCATCGCCGATGACACTACTGGGCTGGAGGAACTGGGGCATCGGGATGCCCGGCACGAAGTTGACGTTCAGGCGCTCACCCGCCTCGGAGGTGTAGGCGTCCTCGGCCAGGTTGAGCTGCTTGGCCACCACGAGCTTCGGGAAGAAGTGCATGGCCAGATTCTCGCCCATCTTGGAGCGGTATTCGTTGTATTCGGACTGGAGCCCCACCATGCGCTCAATAAAGGCATCAGGCCAGAACTGGCCGGGAGCCGCGTCATCGCAGTATTCGACGCACGGGTAGGGGTTGCGGTGGACGTGCTGGAAGTTGCCCGGGAGTTGTTCCTCGTGCTTGAGGAGTTTCTGGCCCGCGCAGATGACGTAGCGGCCTTGGGGGTAGGCGGCACAGGGCTTGGTGAAGCACTCAATCATGAGGGCGTAGCCGCGCCCGTCCTTGATGTCGTCGCCCATGGCGGTGACGGCGCGGGAGGCCATGCCCATCTGGCGCGTGCCCAGGTCGGCGATTTGGCGCTGGTAGAAAAAGAGGTCGGCGTCCGAGGATTCGGGCGCAATGGTGCCCTTCTCCAAACCGAAGCGCTCCTCGATATCCTGGGTCTGCATCATGCGGACGCGCATAATCTCGGGCTGGTCGGCCAGGAACTCAATGCCAGGGTCGGCGGGCAGGAACTCGAACGCGGAGCCGTAGTCAATTTCGATGTCGCCCATGATGGGTTCGCGCCGCCCATCCAGTTCGACGGGCGCATAGCCAATCTTGTCGTCGTCGTAGCGCAGCCACCAGAAGGCTTTGCCCGTGACGGGAATCCACTGCATGACCTGCATCCACTTCTTGCGCAGGTCGCCCTTGCGGGTCACGTATTCGAGGGCTTTCTGGGAGGCGCGGGCGTTAAAGACGTCTTCGCGGTCCGCCGTGGCGGGCACGACGAGGGGAGACGGCGGCGTCTTAGTGTATTTGGCGACGCGGGCCACGTATTTGGGCTTGATGTGGTTGATGCGGAACCGCTTGCGGTGTGCCGGTTCGCGCTTGATTTCGATGCGATTGAACTCGGCGTTCCAGCGGACATCGGGAAAGCCGCGCAGCGCCGAGGCGTTCAGATACCACTGGATTTCGTAGGGCCGCCGCATCTGGCGCCGCACGTCGTATTTGTGGTAGACCTCGGCGACAAGGGCGTCGGGGCTGAAGGTGCGCTCGCCCGTGGGCAGATTGGGCTCGTTGGCTGGATTCGGGGGGTTAGTGGCGTCCCCGTCAAAGGAGACGGGCGTGCCTGCGTCGATGGCCATTACATCAATCCTTTCAGGACGTCAGCCGGGTCCAGGTATTGGTCGAGGGGGTCCCACTGCTCCAGCTGCTTTTCGGCGGCCCGAAGGGCCCGCTCGTCGGCGCTGGAGGACGGCAGCGGCTGGGCGCTGGGGGTAAACATTTGCATCCACGTCTTCATGAGGTCGGTCGTGGCCATCTGCGCGGCGGTCATCTGTTCCAGCACCTTGGCCTGCTGGTGGACCATGAGGCGCACCAGGTCCATCAGCTCTGCGGCTTCGGCCACGGTGGGCGTTGTCTGGATGGGGACAGGCGCCGCAGGCACGGGGTGCTTGCGGGGGCGGCCCCGCTTCCGGGGTGTTACACCCAGGCTTCCGTTAGGTCGCTGTTCTTCCGTTTGATGCATGCCACACCTTCTTCAAAGAGGCTAGGGATTTTCTTGGGGCGTTCCATCGTGGGCATGTGGAGCAGGGCCACGCTGGCACCGAGGGCGATGACGGAGGCAACGTCGTCGTGACGGCCTTGGGGGGCGGCGATTTGAACGTTGCCCAGGGCGTTCATCTTTTTTTGGAGCTGGGTCAGCTGCTGATAGACGACGGGCAGGTCCAGCAGGCGCAGTTTGGCGGTGCGCATCAGATGGAGGAGCGACCCATACATCTTGGCTTTCGATTTGCCCGTAAAGTCATTGCCGACGATGGCGAAGTTGTGCTGGAGCGCCAACTGTTGGAGGGCTTCCAACTGGTATTGGTCGCTATAGACAACTGAGATGCCCCAGGCTTTGGTCAGCTGGGCGATTTCGTCGATAATGGTGGCTGGGTCCAGGCGCTCGTTCCGTTTGCTGTCCGGGGTCCAGGTCTTGAGGACGTCGTGGACGACGGTGCCATCCGGGTCCATGTGGAAGATAGCGAAGGCAAAGGAGTCGTGGCGGAACGCCGGGTCCATCGCCGCGACGTAGAGGGGACGCAGGCCCTCGGCCTCGTTCTGGGCCCGGGTGCGGGCCTTGCCGTGGCCCTTAGTGGCCCGTTCTACGAGTTCGATGTTGAAGAAGCCGCTGATGGCCGACACGAAGCGGCACAGGGACTCGCGGATGAAGGCGTCAGGGTCTTGGTGCTTGAGCTTCTGGAGCTTCTTCTGGGTGATAACCGGGTTCTCCATGGCGGCGGTGGAGCTTTGGATGACGAGGGCGTCGGTGTATTCGAGGCGGTCTTCGGGGTCGAGGTGCCGCCCCCCAGTCCCGGCCTTCCAGTATTCGTAGAGGAGGCCCTCTTCGGTGTAAGGTGTTGAGATAATGAATTGCTTGGCCCGGGGGAACTGGGACTGGGCAAAGGAGACGGCGCGCTGGACTTCGTAGTCTGGGTTGGCCGCCTCGGCGGTCCGATACCAGAAGCCCACTTCGTCCATGACGACCAAGGGGACAGCAATGCCGCGCCCCGTTTTGATGGCCGGGGGCTCGGGGGTGACGACAATGCCGTTCTTAAAGTCGATGCGGTCCCGACTGGCGGTCAGGATTTGTTTGCGCAGCAGGGGCGCATCGTTGGCCAGCAGAGCAATGAAGATCATGTTGGCTTTGGCGGTGGCCAGGTCCTGGGCGATATAGGGCACCACGACATCTTGGCCCGGCTTGACATACGCAAGGTGCCCGCCAAAAAGGATTTCGTAAAGGGCGGCGAAGGCCGTGATGGCCGAGGACTTACCCGACCGGCGCCCCAAGATGCCCACGAGTTGGTCGTATTCCCGTGGCACGTAGGGCACGGGCTGGGTCGTGAGGGGGTAGCCCAGCTCGTCGTAGGTGACTTGGTCGTTGAAAATCGCCCAGATGTCCAGTTCGCGCCCGGCCAGGGGCAGGCCGTAAAAGGTTTTTAGGGCTACCTGCTGGGGCAGGGAGAGGTGCTTGGCCCACAGGGTGCCCATGAGTTGGGGGTCGGCAATGACCTCCGCAAAGGGCAGATAGGGCAGGACCTCGCTTGTGGCCTCGACCTTCTCGGCGACTTGGACTTTCTTGGGCGGCATCGGGACTTAGCGGCCCAGCTGGAGGCTGCCGTCAAGAACAGCTTCCCGGATAGTGTCGAGGCAGCGCCGATTGGCTTCGGCCACGTCGTCGGCGGTGGCTTGGATGGTCTGGCCGTCCGGGCGCTCGTAGGTGGCGGTGAAGGTGCCGTCGTCGTGACGCTGGATGGTCAGGGGCAACTGGAAGTGCCCGTTCATGAAGGCGTCGGTGTAGCGGTCAAACATTAGTGGACTCGTTCGGGATCTGGGGGATCGGTGTCTTTATCCACGCCGTATATAGATGTCCCGCTTTGGCGGCCAATCTCCGCAGGCGTCTCGGCGCTTTCCGAGGGTCCGTCAGGCGCAGGATCTCCTGACGCATCTGGGCTCGTCGCTGCTGCCGGGAGAGCGGGAGGTTCTGGGGTGATGTCAATGCTGGTCTCCTCCAGGAGGGTTTGGGTGCGTTTGGCAAAAATGTAGGCCGCCAAGTCGTCGGCGTCTTGTTGCTGGGTCTTGGTGACGACTGGGGTCTTCTTAAGAATGTTAGTGCCTTTGAAAATTTCCAGGGCGACCTTGGCATTGCCCTCGGTCAAAGCTCCGACTAAGGCGTCGTGGGCTAAGGGCAGCAATTCGTTGTGGAGCTTGTCCTCAAAGCTAATCAGCAGGTCACCCTTTTTTGCCAAGGACATGGCTTTGGCGACGGTAGACTTAGCAACACCAAAGTTTTGGGCAATTTCGTCGTGTGTTTTACCCTGCATGATCTTGGCTTCGAGCATTTTGAACGCCCGAGCCTTTTGGTGTTGCTTGTTGTAGAGTTTCATAAGAAAAGGGGGGTGGAATCCTGCAACCCAGGCCGGGCCGGTTGGAGGAGGAGGGAGGAGCCAACCTCGTCCTGGAGAGGATTCCACCCAAACATGCGCCGCATTATACCATATTTTTGCAAAAAATACCAAGAAATTCGTCAAAAATGCCCGGTTCATGTTGGTTCAACTCCGTAAACTAAGCGCAAAATTGCCAAAAGTCCTTTAGAATCAAGAAGTTGCAAATTTTTGATGTAGTTCAGGGTGAGCGAACTGGTTCATGCGACACAATGACGCGAAGTGCTTGATTCTAAAGGACTTCTGGGTGGTTTTTGCACAGTGGTTTAGGACCCCTTATATGTATAGGGGTTTGAACCACCCTGATTGGGCCACAACGCCCGGGCGCATAGGAGGGTATAGGGGCGGCGTTCCCCAGCCGCCCGCCCCCTGAGCCCTGGGCGGAAGCGTTCGGGGCACCTAGAGGCTGGGAGGGGGCACAAACGGGGGTCCTAGCGGCGCGTGGGGCCTGGACATTTGCGGGGGGCGGGAAAATTTTGCGAAGTCTTTTTCTACCACCGCACCCACCCTGGGGGGAAGAAGTGGGGGCAGGTGGGCAAGTGGGGTAGGGGAGTGCCATTGGTGTCCATGCGCGGTTGGGAGCCGAACATTGCGTTTTTCAGGCGCAATGTTCGCGGTTTTTGGGGCAGTTTTGGCGGTTTTTGGGGCAGTTTGTAGATTTTTTTGGAGCAGTTTGTAGATTTTTATTGACATTTACAAACGGCCATGCTAGACTGGTGTTGTCAGTGGGAATTAGCCTACTACACAAACCAGAGAGCATATCATGACGCTAGACATGAATGAAGTAAAGAAAGCGGTAGAGGGCACGGGTGAGAAGGGCAGGCAAGTATGCGTAGACGCCATCCAGATTATGACGCAGGCGGAGGGCATCATCACCGCGGCCACAGACATGGTGGCAGGCCTGTTGCGTGAGGTTACGGTTGCGGTTGGCCGCGAATCCGTCACGGCTGAGGGCATCTATCAGATCCCTTTCGAGGTACGAAAGGGCGTAAAGTCTCTGTTCTTCGCTGCTGGGGCCGGGGCAGGTCTTGACACGGGCCGAGTCAAGTCTCGATGGGATAACATCACGCGAAATCTACCTGCTGCGAAACTCGAACTGCTTCCTGCTATGGATGCGAATTCTGTACGGATGCGTGAGACTCGCGACGCGAAGGCGAAGGCGCAAAATGCCAGCAGAGAAGGTGCGGATGCCCTTGCGGATGCCCTTGAGTCGGAGCACAAGAGGAAGCGTGACGTTCTGAAAAACACGCTTACAGACATGAGCAAGACTGCGCAAAAGGCCATAAAGGAAGGCCGCTACCGTGACGCAGAGGCCATCTGCGCGAAGATGGCCGACCTTGTGGAAGCGGAGGCCAGCATCACCAAGTAGGACAGGGCAGGGGGGCTTCGGCCCCCCGCCGTTTTTTTTGTGCGCCACTATCACGGCGCACACACACGCGCGCATACACACACACCCACGCAGGAGCATCCCCACATGGCACACGTCCGTCCACTCGTCACCCTCCGTCCTGACCTCTTCCGACCCACACACGTGCCCACACGCACACCCAGCCAGACGCGCCTCTGGTCTGACCTCCCCAGACACACGCGCGCGCTGGGCACTCCGCGTCTCCAGAACTGGCGACGTATCACCAACACCCACAATTCCGTCAAATCGTCCACCCCAACATTGCGTTAGAAAATCCATGCTCATCAAATCCATGCTTATTATCGCCAGCATTTTTGTCATGTTCGTCGGAGCCTGTCTGATGGGCGCGGCGGCCGCCCTTTACCAGATGGGGCACGGCTGGCTTCCCTTCGTTGGCAGTATCCTCACCACGCTGTGCGGATTCGTTGCCTTTATGCACGAACTCCGGGAAACGCTGTGACCCCGCGCCTGTGTGCCCAGTGCCACACCCCCATCCCGCGGGCGCGCCTCGACGCCCTGCCCCATACGCACACGTGTGTGCAGTGTTCGACCACCCAGCCCCCGCTGGGCCATATGTCGTGGGAGCATAAGACCGCGCCCACCTTCCACCACGTCACGCCCACACAGGCCGCGTGGTTCCACAGGCACCGCCGTCTGACGACCGGCGCCCGCCTGCCCTTCAGTCGTCACTAACCCTGCCGAACATTGCGTTCAAAAAACGCAATGTTTGGCCACCCAGAAAGAGAGACCCATGCGTTATCGTGATTTGAAAGCAACCTTGCTCGAACAGTTCGCGGCCCCGAACGGCCACGCCGTCGTGCCGCTCATCCTCGGTCAACCCGGCAGCGGCAAGTCCGCCTGTGCGCTAGACATCGGCGAGGTGCTCGTCCCTGACCCGGCCCGTCGCATCGTCTTCAACGCCTCGTTGCGTGACCCGGTGGACATCCTCGGCACCCCCAGCAACCGGGGCGACTACACCCACTGGGCACCCCCCGAGGAGTTCTGGCGCATCCACAGCGGCACAGGCCCCGCCGTGCTCATCTTGGAAGAGCTGAGCGACTGCCCCATGCCCATGCAGAACGCCCTGTGCAGCATGATCTACGACCGCCGCGCCGGGCAGCTCCCGCTCACCGAGACGCTCTACATCCTCGCCACGGGCAACCGAGTCGAGGACAAGTCCGGCGCCACGCGCCTCACCACCAAGTTGGCGAATCGGTGCCGCCTGTTCACCTTCACCGAGCACCTCGACGACTGGACGGCGTGGGCGATCCCGGCGGGGATCCGTCCGTGGCTCATCCAGTTCCTGCGCTTCCGGCCCGAGCTGCTCGCCTCCAAGTTCGACCCCAACGCCTCCATCAACCCCACGCCCCGCTCGTGGCACCGGGTCTCGCACATCCCCGAGTCGCTCTACCAGCGGAACCCCTTGCTCTACCTTGAACACGTGCAGGGCGAAGTCGGCGAAGGCCCCGCCGCCGAGGCCGTCGCCTTCCTCAAGGTTATGCAGGGGTTGCCCCGCTTGGAGGATGTCTTGCGTGACCCCGATACGTTCCCGGTGCCGAATGCGCCCGACGTGCGCTACGCTCTGTGCGGGGCGCTGGCGCGTGTGGCCGCCGAGACGCCCAGCCTGCTTTCGGCGCTCGTTACCTATACCAACCGGATGCCCAAGGAGTTCGCCGTCATGACCATGACCGACGCCCTCCGCCTCAACAAGACCGGCGAGCTGCAGCGGGCGCCCGGATTCAGCCAGTTCGTCGCCCTGCACGGCGACGTGTTCATCTAGGAGACCTCTCACATGTCCACCTTTACCAACACCCTCGCCAACAAGGCGACCAAAGTGAAGCTCACGATTAACCGTCCCACCACCGTGCGGTGCGACGCCTCGCTTACGTCGCAGGTCCAGGCGCAGGAGCGGGACACCGCCTTGCGCGTGACCACCCGGCTCTTCGCCGACCGGCAGGGGCCCGTCGCGCAGATGTTCGCCCAGCTGAACACCATCTACGCCTACCATCGGGAGCACACGCTGCCCTACATCGATGCGGGGCCGCGCCTCTTGCCCAATACCCTCTTCATGGAGTACTCCACGCAGATGCGGCAGTTGCGCCAGACCCTCGACACCCTCATCGCCACCCACATGCCCGCCTATGAGGCCCTCGTCGCCGAGGACATCATCCGGCGGGGGTCCCGCGCCTGTCGGGAGGACTACCCGAGCCGCACCGCCTTCACGGAGAGCCTGCAGGTGTCGCTCCGCTTCGACCCGCTGCCCAAGGCGCACCACTTCCTGTTCGACGTGGGTCCCGAGGCCCTCGCCGAGTTCGAGCGGAGCCAGCAGCAGCTCTGGAAGCTCACGCAGGAGGACACCCTGAACCGGGTACTGCAGCCCGTGCAGGCCCTGCTCGAACGCCTCCGCACCTACACGGGCAGTCCCGGCGAACGGTTCCATACCACGCTCATCACCAACGTCGTGGATGGCGTGTCCACGATGCGGAAGCTGCTCATCGACCCCACGCCCGGTCTGCTCGACACGGTTGCGCAGATCGAACGCCTCGCCGTGTCGGCCAGCCACGACCCGAGCGCCTTCAAGGAGAGTGTGCGTCTGCGGCAACAGACCCAGGACGACCTCGATGCCCTCGCCAAACAGCTGACCGGATACACTTTCTAGGAGCCCCCATGCCTGCCACGAAACTTGACCGTGCCAAAACCCAGCTCATCTGTCACCATCCGTTCTTCGGCACCATCCTCCTCCAAGGGGGCATCACGCCCCGGGAGGACATCCCCACGGCCTGCGTAGATCGCCACGGGCGGATGTTCTACAACCCCCAGTGGGCTGAGAGCCTGAGCGTGCCAGAGCTCATGGGCGTCCTCGCCCATGAGACCCTGCACAAGGTGTGCTTGCACCTCTTGCGGATGGGCGACCGTGACCTGCGGCGGTGGAACATCGCCACCGATTGGTGGATCAACGAGACCCTCCTCGCCGATGGGTTCACGTTGCCCACGGGGGCCCTTCGGCATCCGGGCGCCCAAGACGCCCATGCCGAATACCTCTACACCCAAGTCCCCATAGAACCCGAGGCCCAGAGCGGGGACGGCGGGGAGGGTGGGGGCCTGAGCGGAGACCTCGATGCGACGGGGCCGCCCCTCACGCCCGATGAGGTTGCCACTGTGGAAACCACGACCAAAGTTCTCGTCGCGCAAGCGGCCCAAGCGGCCAAGAGCGCCGGAAAGCTGGGAGGCGCCCTCGCGGACGTGGTCGCGGGCCTTATCGCCTCCAAGGTGCCGTGGTGGGAGGTCTTGTCCCGCTACATGCACACGTATGTCCGCCACGAATACTCGTGGGCCCGGCCCAACCGGCGCTACGCCCCTGAATACTACCTGCCCACGCCCTGTCGCCAGCCGGGGATGGGGACGCTCGTCCTCACCATTGACATCAGTGGGTCCATCTCGCCCGAGGAATTGGCCCACTACAACGGCCATCTGCAGCGCATCGTCGCCGAGGTGCGCCCCGAGGTTCTCCATATCCTCTACACCGATACGGATGTCCGCCACCACACGGTCGTGCTGCCCGACGACGAGGTGCAGCTGACCCACTACAGCGGCGGGGGCACCCACATGGAGGCCGCCCTCAACTACTGCGACGCGCACGACCTGGACCCCGATGTCTGGGTGTGCCTGACCGATGGTCGCACGCCCTTCCAACGCACCACCGCACCGTGTCCCACGGTGTGGCTCATCACGACCCCGAGCATCACGGCCCCGTACGGTACGACCATTCACCCTTAACCTGAAAGGACTGCATCCTATGGAATTCACTCCCGTTCCCTCCGTCCATCTGTATGAACTGACGCGTCGGCTGCGCACGCCCGGCCTGACGATGGCCGTGCAATTCGAGCCCAGCGAGTTGACGTCGGTGATGCGCACGCGCACCACGGCGCTGCTCCGTCAGGGCTACACTATGGACGGCTATCGAAGCCGGACCCGTCAGTTGGCTCAGATGCTAGCCAAGCACTTCGGCTTCCGTCTCGTCAGCAGCTACAAGTATAGCGGCCCCAAGGTGACGGGCGACTGGCTGCCCCGTGCCTGCACCGACACGCAGAGCCTGCGCGAGGCCCTGCACGCGCGTCTCATGCAGTCCATTGCCCTCGCCACCATGATCAACGGGGACGCGCAGACCGTGAAGTGGATTAAGGAGCAGTTGATCGCCCTCGAACAGTGCGGCCCATGCGGGCCCTGGTGGCTCGGCAGGTATGGCTACTGGATGACGGCCATTGACACGACCCTCACAAAGGACTTGTCGCAACTCATAGTCCAGACCATCCTGCGCGATCCTGTCCAGCAGGCCGCCCAGCAGGCCGCCCTGGTCGCCTTGTTCAAGACTACCCCCATCACCATCGGTATGCACGCCCTGAACGAAGACTAACCACGAGAGGAGACACCCTATGTCACGCCACAAACCACGGACCGTCAGCCCCAATTTGGAGAGCACCACGACTGTGCTTTCCAACAGTCTGATTGCACTGCTCCAACGCGAATTGCGGCAACGCTCTGCCGAGACGACTCTTCCCGTGCGGCACCAAGTCATCGAGAAGCCCGATGCGGTGACGACGCAGGCCCTCACCCGGTGGATCTGGACGCGTGCTGGGAACCCACCGCCCGACACCCCGGAGATTCGTGTCCAGAGGGTCCTCGTGCGCTACGAGGAATCGGTGCATGTCCGGGCCATCAAGGGACTGCGGGCGCTGTTTCCTGAGGCGTGGACGCCGGGGCATCGCCGCTTCCTCTCCACGTTTGCCATCTCCGTCTGCGACGATGCGCTGCAGATGACCAGCGACACCGACCAGGAGGCGCTGCTGCTGGAGCGTGCATGGCGGGGCTTGACATACGGGCCTGCTCTCCATGGGGTGATGCCGTCGCCGCGGGAGACCATGATAGAAATCCACTACGAAAACAACATTCCGCTGCCATTCACGCGTGTCAAGACCTTTCTGGAGGAGGGACTGCAGCTGCCCCATAGGGTCTACATGGACATGTCGGAGTTCTCGCTCATACGCATCGACACCGAGGACGACGCCATAATGGCCGATGGCGACCTTGACCGATTGCATAGCCTGTTCCGTACGCGCTACGCCGCACTGCTGGAAAAAATGACCTACGACTTATTGTACCTGATGATCGGCCTGCTGTTTCGGTCGGCGCGGGACATCACGGTGGTCAAGGCGTTGTGGCCCAACGTCGGGCTGGCGCTGGTGGCGGAGGACGAACCCCGCTGGGAGGCGCTGCGGAACGCGCCCGCCCCGCAACATCCTGCCCGCTCCCCGCGCTACCGGGAGCTGCTGAAGATCATGCCGCTGGAGGACTGGCGCAGTCTCACCGCCCATTGGGACACGCTGCTGGTCTCGCAGAAACTGTCTACCATGTTAACTTAGACTATGAGAGGATAACCCCATGACCGAGCATCGCTTTCCCATCTTCCCGCCGCACTGCTGTGACCAGTGCAACACGTGGTCGTCCGCGGCCCGTGTGGCGGCCCGTGATTCCACCAGTGAGGAAACCATCACCCTTTGCGTCCAGTGTGACGACCTGGGGCGGTGGCGCACCTCGCCCTACATCCAAGGCGTGATAGCCCGAGCGGAGGCCAGTGCCGCCGCATGGGAAGCGCGGGCCCCGTTTGCCCATCGCCTACCCCGCATCCCCGCCGAGCAACTCGTGCGGGAGTGGCTCACCGACATCGTGGTCTGGTGTGCCGCGCACGACCTGTCCGTGTCCACGCTGTGGCAGGACATTCTCAAGGACGCCGCTGAAGATCAGGCCCATGCACAGGAGACCCATCGTGACGAATAAGTATCGACGTAGTGACAATTCCGGCCCCACCAAGTCCACCCTTGGCAAGTCGGTGGTGGTGACGTTCCGCATCCCGGACGCCCTCTACACCCAGTTGCAACGGCTGGGTGCCCGGGTCTTCCAACCCGTACCTACCTTGCTCCGCGCTGCGGCGGCCGAGTACGTGGAACGGCGCCGCCCCACCGCCGAGGGCCCCACTAGTGGGCTGGTCCTCCGGTTCCCGGACGATGAACCGGGCACCATTGACGTTAACCCCTTGGAAACAAAAGACATCCAAGAATCATGACACCGACGGTTCAGGGGTCCCTTAAGGGGACCCCCCTGAACCGCCCCCACAGGAGACCCTATGTCCACTCGCACCACCTATCACGATGCCCTCATACGCGTGGGCTGCAAGTCATCACTCGGGCAACCCTCGAAGATGCCGTGCCCCGCCTACTCGATTCCCGCCACGGCCTGTCACACGGGGCAGAAGCTCGCCCAGGTGCCCGGCTCAACCTGCCACGGGTGCTATGCCCTCAAGGGACGCTACCGATTCCCGAACGTGGCGCAGGCGATGGCCGCGCGCATGGCGTCCCTCACCGCCTCCACCTGGGTCAACGATATGGTGACCGCCATCGCCCATGAAACATCCGACTACTTCCGCTGGCACGATTCGGGTGACCTGCAGTCCGCAGAGCATTTGGACAAGATTGTCCAGATTGCCCAGCGGCTCCCGCACATCCAGTTCTGGCTGCCGACTCGCGAATACCGGATCGTTGCCGACTACGTGCGCCACCACGACATCCCCGCCAACCTGATCATCCGGGTCTCCGCCCCCATGATTGACGGAGACGCGCCGAAGATCCGCACCCGGCAGGGCACGATCCTCCCCGTCTCGTACGTCCATGCCGCCCAGCCCCCACGGGGGCAGGTCTGCCCCGCCCCTACCCAACAGAACCAGTGCGGCACCTGTCGTACCTGCTGGACAGCCACCGTCAATGTCAGTTATCATCAGCACTGAGGAGCCCATCATGACCCAGACCCCCTCAACGTCCTATCCCGCCGCATGGGCCCCCGTCTTCACCCACGACTGCGTGCTCGCCACGAACCTCGATGCCTTGCGCTTCGACCCCGAGACCGGCTGGCTGGACGAGGACAGCCCGTCGC